GTGAAAATGCAAATGAGTTTATTGACTATGTAAAGCATGGTGTTTTAAGAATATTGAAAGAGAAGCATGGTGATGTAGATGTGGATGAAGCATTTAAGGACTTGCAAATAAAACTACTCCCAAATGGTATGTTTAAAATGCATGAGTTATCTGCCGAGTATGAAAATACTGTGGTTAAGTTTGATTGCGTAGTGATAGCAACTGATTCCCCTAAGACTTACATTAAAAAGGCTAGGGTATATTGTCCATCTTGCTTTAGTGAAGACCATTTAAAATGTGATTATAGTAGAGAGTTACCTATAATGTTCTGCTCAAACTACAAATGTAAAAGGCAAAGGCTAAAGGTGGACACCTCAAACATGGAAACAGGAGACGTGCAGACAGTACTGCTTCAGGAACTCATGGAAAATGCTAAGAATAATACACAGATAGTATTAACAGGTAAATTAGTTGATAAGAATGTGAGAGATTCAGCAGTAGGACAGAAGAAAAGGATAACAGGTATATTCAAAACCCTTGTAGATGATAAGAAGAATGAGCATGATATAGTAATAGAAATACTAACACTCGAAGACCTTGAGGACGTATCACCCAACTTACCCTCTTCAGAACAGCTTAAAAAACTACATGAGGATTCCAAGAACCCAGAATTTATCAAAGATATAGTAGGCTCGTTCGTACCTCAGGTATATGGTAATAAGAATATCAAACTATCAATACTATGCATGATGGCAGGGGGGGTCGAAGGTAAGAAGAGGGCAGACATTAACATACTATTAGCAGGCGATCCTAGTATGGCAAAGTCAGTATTACTAGTAGAAGCAGATAAGATAACACACAAATCAATGTATACCTCTGGCAGGGGTGCAAGTGCTGCTGGTTTGACGATAGGTATGATTAAAACATCTGATGGTAGGATGCTGGCAATGGCAGGTGTCCTGCCTTTAATGAGTGGTGGTATAGCATTCATAGATGAGTTTGACAAGATGAATAAAGACGACCGTTCAGCAATACACCCTGCAATGGAACAACAAAAGGTAACGATAGCAAAAGCAGGTACAACGTTAACCTTGCCTGCAAAGACAGCAATTCTAGCTGCAGCTAACCCAAAGTTTGGAAAGTTTGATTCCTCTCAAACACTCACAGATAATATAGATATACCCCCACCTTTATTGTCAAGATTTGATTTGATATGGGTAATAAAAGATGAGATTAATCTGGCTGAGGATTTGGCAAAGGCTAACTATGTATTAGACACATTTGAAAATAATAACAAGGAAATTATAAGAAAATATACAAGTAAAGAACTAACTGAGTATCTTAACTATGTAAAGACATTAAAACCAAAACTATCTCCAACAATTAGGAAGAAAATAATACCTATCTATGAGAAGCTAAGAGATTTAGCAAGACAAGATGATGTGGTCGTAGGAATAAGACAGTTAGAAGCATTGGTTAGAATGTCTACTGCTTACGCAAAACTATCTCTAAAAGATATAGTAGATGATTCATGTGTTGATGCTGTGAAGGTGATGTTAGATGATGCTTATACGAGAATCAATCCTGACTTTGGCTCATCAGGTTATCAAGCACAACTACAGGGTGTTCCACATAAGTTAAGTAAAGAACAGACAGCCTTTAAGATATGGGAAGAGTGTGAGGATAGTAATGGTCATGTAAACTTAGTAAAATTCTTTAGACAGATGGAGAACGCACAGTTTGACCAACGTGATTCAAAGAGAATCTTCTCACAATGGGAAACTAATTGTATTATAAAACTTAATGATGACGGAACATATATGAGGTCTCGATCATAACATTAATATTATAGTAGCTCTTAAATAATACATGGTAGAGGAAACAGAAACAATTATAGAATCACAGGCACAACTAGCAGAACAAACACCTGAAGTAGACTTCTCGGTCACACAATTAGAGGGTGTTGGTGCGATGACGGAAAAGAAACTAACTGAGTTTGGTGTGTCATCAATCATAGATATATGTATTAGAGGAGCTGCAGAAGTTGCAGAAATAACAGGTGTTCCAAAGTCAAAGGCAGATAATTGGGTGTTTAGATCTCAAAAGATTCTTGAAGAAGCTGGGCTAATTAGAAGAACAGATATGGGAACAGTGGAGTTGTTAGAATATCAGGAGAATTATGATACGTTAGCTTGTAAGTGTGATGATATAGATAATTTAATTAGTGGTGGTGTTAAACCTGAAGCAATATACGAAGTCTATGGAGAGTTCGGCTCTGGCAAGACACAATTCTGTAATTCATTAACAGTTGAAGCAATCCATGATGAAAAAAATGTAGTTTGGATAGATTGTGAAGATACATTTAGACCTAAAAGAATAATAGAAATACTAAAAGCAAGGGAATATGTTGAGGATAGAGAAGAAGCATTACCACTCTTAGATAGAATATCATATTATTATACCCCAAATACAGAACAGTTAATGGGAACAATCAATAGTCTTTCTCCTATACTAGCAGAAAAAAGACCAAGAATTATTGTTCTTGACGGTGCTGTAGGACAGTTTAGGGAAGAGTACTTAGGTCGTGGTACGTTAGCTGCAAGACAGAATCAGATAGCAAGGCTAATGACACATCTCAAAAACATATCATTCTATTTTCGAACAACTATTATATTTACAAATCAAGTTCAATCCGATCCAGCAGTAATGTTTGGTGATCCTATTAAACCTATTGGTGGAAACATAGTAGGTCATGCAAGTACATACAGGATATACTTTAAGAAATCAGGCAAAAAGAGAATCGCTAGAATGGTAGATAGTCCTGAACATCCAATGGCTGATGCTGAGTTTCTATTGAACAACAAGGGCGTAGATAACCTAGAATGAAATGCACAACAGGCAACGTATGCGATTTAGTAATCGTAAGGCAGTTCTTTGGCTCTTAAAGAATGGCTATGATGACATTTGGTTAAAAGCTCACACTAAAAGAACGGATTTAACATACACACAGGGAGAATGGTATAGAGTAATAGATTTATGGAATTTATTTGACGGTATCTGCTTTGATGCTGAGGGAAACATTATTCTTATCCAAATAAAGACAAACAGTTGGGCTAAAGAAGAAGATATAAAGGATTTCCTATTAAATAAGAAACATTTAAAAGTTATTTCAGTCAATGTGAAAGGTAAGGATAGAGTATGGAATGTTATGGTAAAATTTTATGAAACAGATTGACGACCGATTTATCGGAAAGGGAGAAAAATCGGCTTTAACCATATTAAAAAAAATATTTCTTACAGCAGACATACAGATACAATTCCCATTCAGTAATCTAATGAATGAACAATTCTTTGGCTCATTATCAGATAGACAGAAAAAGGAAACATTGGACATAGTTGTGTTTCGAGATGATTTACCAACAATAGTAGTTAGAGTTCAAGACAAAACACACGTTGGAACGATGAAATCGGCTAGAGATACAGTTCAGAAAAAAATGCTTGAATGGAATGATTGTAAAGTCGTTGATTTATGGTTTTATGAGTGTCCTACACTATGGAAAGAAAAAGTGAATGAATTAAGTGAAAATGAAATCAAGGTAGCTCTTAATGAAGTAGGATTGGATTTATGATTATCTATACATATTTGGTGGCTTTGTATCATCGTGTTCGCTATTAAGGTATGCCATGTACATATTTAACTTCTCTTGATGGACTTTTTCGTTTAACATCATTATAGAAGCCTGTATTTCAAAAAATGTTAGCATTTTATCATCTTCTCGTTTATTTAACACTTCGTCAAACCCATGATATAAATCATTTATGATATCCCAACGTGGAGTGGGTGTATCGTCTTTTTTTACGTCTTTATCCTTTTCTTCCGACATTTTCTTTCACTATTCTGTTAACTTTGGCAAAAGTTATTAAATCGGCACCTAAAGTCGTAAACTGCTCTAGCAAAAAATTGTATTTTAGCTCTAATTTGGTGTACAGGTCTAGAGGTATCATTGGCACTTCAGGCTTCTTTTTTTCAGGCATAACTATATTTACCCTACCATAATTTAAGTCTTTTGGGCGTGATTTCTTCAGACAAATTTATTAGGTCATAATATATACTTTTAGGTATGAGGTTAACTACGGATTTCAGTATTCGTACAGGGGATAATAGGGGTATGTACTACGAAACCACTAGAAGGTGTCTTGTGTTCCTACCACAGCATGAAACCATAGATGATATTTATAAGACATTGGCACATGAGGTTTTCCATCATTGTTTTTCAATCATGGAAGAGGATGATTCTATGGATGAACTATCAGAAGAGTTGCTTATCTTTAATCTACAGTGGGCAGAACACGCACTAGCTTAGAGTAAAATCTAATTTTATTCCTTACTAATCCATGACAACATTCACAGCGTAATCTACCTGTTGTTTCATTTTCTTTGTAAAGATTTGATTCCCCTATAAATTTTCTGCAAGCTTGACAGTAGTGGTAAGCTTCAAATTGTTTTTCAAATGTAGGACATACTCCATTACACATTAGAAAAACTCCCCTCTACAACTACTAGCTTCAATTTTTTTATTCTCCATACCCTTTACATTCTTCCAACAATCAGTACATAATAAAAGTTTATCGTAATTAAGATAATTTGGTTGCTCTAATTTACTTACTGCCCTAGCATTTAATTTTTCTCTTTCCCTACTAGATAGGTTATCGTTTTGTGGTTTTAAACATATGTGACAGAATATCATCATCTACCACCAAGATCAACTCCATATTCATCTACTTCATTAGGTTCTTTTTTATTAATGGGCACACCTAACGTGTCAGCTTCTTCATAAATTGCACTGCCCAAC